GGAACTAACGCAACCGTGACGATTCCTGACGACGCTGTCATGGATGCGGCATTGCGTATGCGAACACCCCAGCTCACAATACGATAGTTGGACAACTTGCCCTGCAAAGAAGTAGGGTTATTGTACAACAAACCATTAGCGATATTCAATCCATTAGGCACATTCAACGTCACTCCATTCGAAATATTGCCACGCGTGCTAACGGCTGGCCCGGCCACATTGGGCAGCGTGATAAGATCAAGAGTGCCACTCGCGTCAGATGATAGTGACGCAAACTCCCTCAATGAAAATACTGCTGTCGGTGCCCCATACTGATCTGGCACTCGCACACCAATGGCTTCCTTTGAAAATGGGTTTAGCAAAGCCTGCTTATAATGCAAGCCGCTCTGCCTGGGCACACTCGATGGAAAGCCCCTCGCCACCTCTGTCCTCTTACGCCGCTTTGTTTTAACGTCAACAACAACCCGTGGCGCAGCGGTCGGTGTCACCTTCTTCTTCTTCTGAGCGTTAGTCTTAACCATTCTACTCTCTTCAATCAATTACAAGTCAATAAACTCTATTTCCCAAAGGACAAACAGGACAGACCAACAACCTTCCCAACGGCTGGGAGGATGTCAGTCATCCCATTCCATGCATGTAAGTACTGCTCCACTTCAATCTGTTGCATAACAGTGGGGCCGAATGCACGCTGGAAACTCAATCTGGTCCTCGGCCTTATCGCTACTTCATCTCCTAACCTTATTCGGGGGCGCTTACCTAGGCGTATCATACCGCTGTTCTCCATCAAAGAGGCAAACTTCATATTGCTGGCAACACCATTGCGCATCATTGCCTCATACAATGCGGAAAAGATCGGCATGTCACCATACAAACTCCATCCACACGTGCCGACGGCATGCAGCCAACAAGCATACTCATGTAGTGTGGTGCACCCTAATGCCATTACATCTTTAGTGAGGGCAGAGTGCAAATTCCGCACCATGACCCAACCATCGGCTTTAACGGGATGCATCTGACAAAACTCAATAGCCTCAAACTCACTAACAGCCTCTTCCACCTTCATCTCAAACCCCCGCGCCAGGAACCAAGCGTCCAATCCGTCGCTAAACCTGGCGAGGTCGCTCCGCTCCATAAATACCACGCAATCATCACCATTGTTGATTAACTTGCAATACACCCCACAAGTGTCTGCCCAAGCCTTAACGAGCATACTCATAATCAAACAATTCCCAAGCGCGGTGTTCATGT